AGAAAGGTGCCTGCATCACCCGAAGAGAACCAAAAGGGGAGTGGAGTCGTGGCCTGTGTTTGAGCCGTAGAACCAAACTCGCCTGGCGTGAAGTTGGAGGAGTTTCTTGGGAGAAGTTTGTCCATGAGAGAGACTTTCTCGAGAGGCGTATAGAACTCGTCGAGGACTTCCAGGAGACGTCCGTCGATCTGTTCCACACGTGAGCCTCCAATATCGATTGTGGCGTTCTGGAGTAGGGCGTGTCCTACCGAGTTCGTCCAGCCGAATGTGGGGCCGGCAAAGGTCTTTCCGTTCGCTGTACACCAAGCGCGTGCTGCTTGTTGGCTGGTGGAAATATCTGGCATGGTGCTAACAAGATAGAGGCGCGATATGAGATGGCCTTTTCTAGGGAGAGTGATGACGGATGTATTACCGAGTGTCGGAAGCGTATCAAAATCGAGGCGGGTCCATTGTGTGGTGAATCTTCCAGCTCGGATAAAGGCCTTCACGAAGAAGGCGGGGTTTGGCTGCCCTTTTTGACAGAGGAGTCTGGAATCCTGGACTCCTCCGTAAATAACTCGCAGCAAGGACGCTACCATCTCCTTACAACAGAGATGGAATGCTTAGACCTTGGTAGGTTGGCGTATTTGGACTTTGGTTGCTGAAGGATTTGTTGCTACAGCTGCTACTGCTGCTGCTGCTACGGCTTCAGCCTTCTTCGCCTTCCAGGTCTTCCACGCCTTCCACGCCATGTATCCAGCTACACCAAGAATCATAAGCGTAATAGGAATATAGACAAGCCCATCTGAGCTATTGACTTGTACGATAGTTGTACTCGTCGTATAGACGGATGTAACATTGAAGGCTGGTAACTCAGCGATAAGGACCTTGATTGCAAGAGTTGAGGTCGTCGAAGGAGTTGGTGTAGGAGTAGGAGTAGACGTTACAGAGGCAGATGAAGTGCCTGTAAATGTTGCTAGAGCCGTTTTAAGGGCGGAAAGAGTGATCGTGGAAGTTCCTACGGGAGTTGCTGTGGGCACCAAGGTCCATGTAGGGCGTGTAGTGCTAAAGGCTGTTAACGATATAGATCTACTCTGTGAAGGCGATCGTGTAGGGGTGCGACTGGGGAAGGAAGAGAGCGATGATCGTGGGCTATTACTAGCCGACGCGGAAGTGCTAACAGATGAAGATGGTTTAGGGGTAGCTGTCGTGCTGGGTGTTCCTGTAGTAGTAGATGTCATTGTTGCCGTGGAGGTTGCTGTGCTAGTAAGTGTTAGGGTCCCTGTAGCTGTCGCTGTAGCTGTGGAAGTAGCCGTTGGAGTAGGAGATGGGGCAGGACTTGCTGTAGGATTGGCGGTAGACGTTCCTGTAGTGGTTCCTGTAGTGGTTCCTGTAGGACTCGCGGTAGAACTCCCTGTAGAAGTTGCAGTAGAAGAAGCAGTGGAAGTTTCAGAAGACATTGCAGTAGCTGTTGCTGTCGCCGTAGCTGTTGGTTTAGCGGTAGCAGTTGCTGTAGCAGTCGCTGTAGCTGTCGCTGTAGCTGTCGCCGTATCACTTGCCACAGCACCTGAAAATACGGCCTGTGCCACCGCCACGCTCTGTACAACCGTACTCAACGATGAAATGGATCCTGCTGCATAATACCATGTAATACTTGCCGATCCCTCTATTGAAATATTCCCAACCGGTAAGACAGCTGCATAGGAGCCATCTGTACCCGTAACAGTCGATGGAGCCAGTGAAAGAGGATACGTGTTATACACATTTGAAAAGGAACAGCACAGTGCATAGGCGGTCATTGTGGATGCCGTGTCAGAATAGAACAACACACCCTCATTCGTGTTCGTGATCATAATCGCACGAGAAGACTGATTATTGGTCGTAACGGCTGTGAACCCTCCAGAACCAAGATTCCCGCGTGTTTTCGTATTCACATCCGTCACCCCAACAAAATCATCGCGCGTCCCTGCCCAAAGTATTACGTTCGGTATGTAGCTAGAAGAGTTATTGATCACACGACTCGTCACACGAACGAAACTATCATTGGAGCCAAGTGAAAAGGTGTTCTCGAGCCAAAGTGAATATCCCAGAACGCTGAATTTCCTTAAAGATATAATGATACCATGCCCCACGGACTTTGTCGCGTCACTGTTCGTAACAACAAAGGCAGAATAGTTCGTGCTCGACGCGGTAGCCGTGAGAGTGTAAACATCCGTGACCGTCGCCCCACTCCAGTTGGGCCCACCCGTCCCTACGCCGATTGCCGTATCAAGAGGATAGTTACTAAATGTGAGTTTGTACCATGTAGACCCGACGGAAGAATAATACCACGGTTGCTGGAAAAGACCCCATGCGTTCACGGAAGTTTCCGCGCCTGTTCCGAAACGAAGATAAGGATTCGATAGGACGCAGACAGGCATACTACACCCGAACGACCCCACAAGGTCTTGTGCTACCGTTCCAATAAGACTAAAGAGCACACCAAGAAACATTCTACTAGTACAATAGGAAGATGGCCGATGGAGGGATCCCGAAAAAAATACATCAAATATGGCTCGGAACAAACGCACCTCCTACGGAGTGGATGGATACCGTGAAAAAGTTCGCCACCGATTATGGATATGAGTACAAGCTGTGGTCGGAATCAAACGTCGATACACTCGATTGGGACTCCATTCCGGGTCTCGAGCGGGAGTATAAGAAGTTCAAAAAGGAGACGGCGGGTCGCGCTGATATCATTCGCCTCATGATCTTGTATAAGTTCGGAGGAATCTATATTGACGCGGATTCTGTGATAATGAAGCCGAAAAAGTTCGCGGCTTTTCTGGAAAAAAACGCGGCGGCCGTTTTCTTCGGATGGGAGAATCTGACTCGTGATCAAACAAAGAAACTTGGAGATATGGGGCCGGAACTGCATGGAACACGCCGCCTTGTTGCTAACGGGCTTATCGGGGCCGAGAAGGAACATCCCTTCTTAAAGAGGCTTCTTGGTGGTCTCATTTCGAACTCGGAGCGGGAGGCAAAAGGAAAGGCATGGAGGCGTGTAGGACCCCTCTATGTTTCACGCGTGTATGCAAAGTTCAAGGACGAGTTTCCCGATGTACACGTGTATCCTATGAAGTATTTCTATCCGATGCACTGGAAGGGGATTACCGATCCCGCCCTCCACAAACGGGTGAAAATTCCCGCTGAATCCATGTTGTTTCAATATGGGTACAGCACGAACAGTTTTGATAAATATTTCAATGCAAGGCGTAAGACGAGGCGGTTACGTTAGCGTTTGCGTGCCTTACCACCCTGCTGAGACATGTTAGCCATATTAGCTTGTCCCGAGTTTGGCGCCCTTCCAAGAGCAGGGCTCAGGAATACAGCATAGAAAGGATAGTACAAACTGCTAAAGATAAATGAAAGAATCGTATATACCCAAACAATACCGCCGGTGTTTCCTACGTACAAGTTGTAGTTGTAAGAAAGACTGGCTGCACCGTAGGCATACAGCACCATATAGATAAATGCCAAAGCAAGAACCGTCATGCTTGCCGTGATCTCTGTAGAACTCATCTGAAATCCGTCGCGCCCGGTGATTGCCGCTGCAACATTAACAAGATAGTTCTTTGTATTCGTGGCCATTATACTCTACATACAGCCAAGAACTAATCCTCAAACATAGGATTCGCCAAGCCATTCTCGAATCGCATCCAGTTCATCCCTATACAGAATACTTTCACTTCCCATAGGGCCCCAGGAGGTGCCTTCACATCCAAGACAAGACGTAAAGTAACACGACTTGCGTTGAAGGATCCGCTCGGTTGATGTTCCCCAGGATGTTTCGAAAATGGATAGCCGTAGATAAAACTCGACATAGCGGCCATGCCTCCCTTATGGGCCGAACTGATGAGTTGCCGATAATACAGTTCATCTGCATTGCAGATCGTAACACCGTTCGCCTGGATCATCGCCTTCTGGAGCATCGGCTTCACTGCCCTTGGATTCCATTCTGCATCAAGAACCGAGGAATAGTTCGTCCAGGCATTATTATCACTCACGCCCTTACGACGCACAAACCAAATGATTTCCTCTAAAGGGTGATTCGCCTCCAAAGGTAACTGGATACGAACCGCGTCTTGTACACTTCCAACCGTATATTTCAACGGCTCCTCGAAATAGAACGTCTGGACTTCGCGATGTAGAATTTCAAAAGGACTACGCAGCATCCGCTGACGAAAGGCCCCATTCACAATTGCCCCCTGAGTAAGAAGCTGTATGAATCGGAATCCGGGTGGGTTCGCCACAGTATCAACCGGACGTGCCGTTGCCCCTTCGTGAAAGCCGATCGTAGTAGCCAAAGGCGTTGCCGTACAGGAATCGCGGTAGCCACGAAGTTGCCGCACACATTCTTCAAAGGGGCGCAGTGTAATATGGATCTTCACAAGACCTTCACGAATAGCAATCATCGGCAGACTATCCTTCCTTTGGGAGCGCATGTAGAAAAAGGGCAGAATACAGTTGAGCGTCCCCCCCTCTGTAGGAAAGAGGCGTGGAGCTTGTTCGGCCATGAGTGTTGCCCTGGGAAGACGTCCGTGATGGTCATACGCGAGTCCAATCTGTTGATTGTAGTCTGCAAAGAGTGTGCTGAAGACATTTATAAAGTCCCCATCAATCGTCTCGACCGTTTTTCCGTCAATCTCCAGTTCCGCCTGTTGAATGATGGCCGTCCCGAGACTATTTGCATACTCCCACGCTGTTCCCGAGTTATCATATGTGATCTTTCCCGCTTCTAAAAGAAGTTGGGTCTGCAGATCAAGCCAGTGTCCCAGACGTATTTGTAGGGCAGTTCCAAAGAGGAGATCACCCACGAGGAGAGATCCTACATCAAAGGAGAAACGCTGGCCGAAGGCTCCTGGGCCACGCAAGGGTATTTCCTGGATAGAGGGCGTGAAGGCGAGAATACGACGTTCCGTGTCGCGTGTAAACCAGGTGATATCGGTGTTAAGAGGAAAGAGATCGTTTTCCTGTAGGTCTCGATTCGTGAGATCCAGGAGCGTCGTGATTTCACCGAGAGGCTTCTTGGCCGTGCTAGGAGGTGCATCGTCGGCCACTCGGATATTTTGCGCCGTTGTTCCTGGAATCGGCATGACACTGGAAGAGTTTGTAGAATCTAGGCCCGTGGGATAACTGGCCCCTGCACCACTCTGGAATTTCTCCATGGTGAATGTCTTTTTGAGATAGTTACTTACTTCTTGTATTGAAGGCCCCGACATTCTCTGACTAACGTGGTGACAGAATGTTTAGGCGTGGTCTAAAGTGTCAGCCCTTCAGAATACTAAGAATGAAGCATTTGATCCAAAAAGTGAATCTTGAGTATCTTGAAGCAAAATATCCTGGAACGGCCATCAACTGGGAGGAGTTCAAGAGTTCCACTGGCCAGCACTACAAATTTCTGAACTGGATCGCCTCACAGTTCCAGAATCGCGACATTTTCGATATCGGCACACATCGCGGGGCGTCTTCGCTTGCGCTTTCATCCGGTTCCTTGACAAATACTGTATATTCATTCGACCTGGAGCATCAATATCCTCTCGCCCAAGTACCCAACATCAAGTACAATACGGACAATCTGATGGAGAGCCTGGGTCGTGAGAGCTGGTCCGAGAAGCTGCTCGGTTCCGCCTTCATCTTTCTCGATATAGATCCCCACGAGGGAAAACGCGAATACGAGTTCTATGAATGGCTGAAGGCAAAGAACTACCAGGGGTTCATGATATGCGATGACATCTGGTACTTCAAAGAGATGCGGGATAACTTCTGGTTCCGAATCCCCGCTGCAGAGAAGCTCGATATCACAGACTGCGGCCATTGGTCCGGTACTGGTATTCTCCGTTTCGGTTCGACCTTCTGGCCTGAGAGACCAATCCCAGCGAACTGGACTGTCGTGACCGCCTATTTTGATCTCACACAGATGCCCGATGCTTCACAGTCAATCAAGGATCGCCCTATGGAACATTATCTGGTGAATGCCCGTGCCACCATGTCCGTCGAGCAGAATCTTGTCGTCTATTGTGAGCCCAAGTCTCTCGATCTGCTAAAGAGTATGCGGCCTCCCTGGCTGGAGTCGCGAACTGTGTATATCCCCATGTCCTTTGAAGACTTCCCCATGACAAAGTACCGATCGAAAATACAGGAGAACCGCAAAAACAATCCCTACGCATTCGACGACAGGAACACTGCCTCCTATTATCTTCTCTGTATGGCGCGCTACGCCATGCTCAAGCAGGTCATGGAAGTCAACTTCTTCAAATCCACGCACTTTTCATGGCTCAATATCTGTATTGAGCGTATGGGCTGGAAGAATGTACAGGGGCTGGAGCGTGTATGGCCCGTGAATCGCGAGAAGTTCAGTACATGTTACATTGATTACCAGCCAGAATGGCTCGTCCGCAATACACCCGAATATTACAAACTCGGCGGCCTCTGTTCCATGTGTAGCGGATTCTTCACCGGATCCGAGAAATACATGAAACACTTCTGTGATTCGATCGAGGATAACTTCCTGAAGGTGATGGAAGCTGGATACGGACACGCCGACGAGCAGCTCTTTTCAACAGTATTCTTTGATAACCGTGAGCTATTCGACGTCTATTACGGAGACTATACGGAGATGGTTACAAACTATGTCGAGACATGTGAGCGGGCCGAGGAGCCCATTCGGCTCGTGATTACAAATAGCTTTCTGGCTGGCGATTATGAAGTGTGTGAGAGAGCCTGTAGAGCAGTGTGGCGTTCATATAAGAGAGGTGTCACGAATCTCGATCCGTATAACTTGGACCTGCTTTTGAAGATCTATAGGGCTGTTCTGGAGCGGCAGGGGAAAGGGAGTGCGTTACCGTAGAATTCGCGAATATGAGAAGCCCTATCAATGGAACACATCGGAGGAGTTTATGTGATTAATCTCGATCGGCGGACGGATAGACTGGAAGAGTTCCAGGAGGAAATGGATCTGCTTGAGCTTCCTTTCAAGCGATTCCCCGGAATTCTGAAAACGCCCGGTACGATTGGGTGTGGAATGTCCCATTTGGCCATCCTAAAAGAGGCTCGCGATCTCGGACTCAAGAACGTCCTCATCTTTGAAGACGACTTCATGTTACAGGTGCCCAAAGAAGAGTTCTGGGCTGCCGTGGACGACTTTTTCAAGACTGAAAAGGACTACGACGTATTCCTTTTGGCGGCTTGGGTAAAGAAGAAGACGGATCATTCCGACAAGTTATTCCGAGTCCAAGAGGCACAGGGAGCATCCGCCTATATCGTAAACGCATGGTTCTATGATCCTCTTATTGAGCTGTATGAGGAGACTTTGCCGAAGTTGGAGGCAACCGGTAGACATTGGTTATATTCTCGCGACCAGTCTTGGAAGGCGCTGCAACCTGAAGGCGTATGGCTTACGACGAAAAAGATTCTTGGACGTCAAAGGCCATCGATTGCAGATACTGGGAAGTTGCCCGTCTTCAAGGATTATAACTATTAGTTCCCGTATTTCAAAAAACCCCTATCATGTTCGATATTGTAGAGAGACCATGTGTCTACAATAGCGGTCATCTCCGTACTTGGTGCACCTAACAGAGTGTCATTCGGCGTGGCAGCCAAACTCGTATAGAGAGTTGGGCGATCAGCAGTTGTGAAATTCACAGATCCTTCGGGCTGTGAATGCGTCGTGCGGCCCCGGATATCTCCCAGATTCCATGACATTTCGCCGATACCAGCACCGGGATCTCTATCCTCTTTTGCATGATAGGTGAGCGTGTTCCAGATAAAGGGCGTGAATAGGGTTTCGCGATCACGACCGGCGATAACGAGACTCTGGGCGGCATAGTATTCGGTGGTAGGAGTTGGGGCATAGCGCCATCGGCGCCCCGTGCGAAGATCATTCCGTGTTCTCAAGAACCATAGGAGACGCCCTGCAGGATGTTGTGCATCCACTCGACGTGTAACGAGTGCTGGGACACCGCGAACGAGAGGAGCATAGTCGGCAGGCCCTAATGAGAATGTGTTTTCATAGAGCTTATTGTAGGGAATCTCGATCGTCTTCTTACGGAGGGATAGCTGCGTCTCACCGTCCGTATAGATGTGGCGCGATTCCAGTTGGAGAGTTGGCGAGGCGATTGCCGTTCTTGGGAGCGTTTGAAAGGTGTTTGTCCCATCAGTCATTGTGGTCCCCCAAGGTGTCGGAGCTTTCGTGGCGGTCATGTCGGAAGTTTCCACGAGTTCTTCAAGTGTCCTTAACTCGAGACGCAACTTGAAGGGCTGTCGCCGCATGGCGATACTGGGGAATCCATGCTCCCCTCCGATAAATGGTATGGTGAGACGGAGTTGCCCAGGAGTCGCGTTGGCCCCAATACTTTCACGGGAACCATCATGCCAGCCGGCGAGAGCGTTTTCCATATAGGCGGAATTCAACGTTCCACGCGATGCACGATAGGCAAAGAGAGCATCACCGCTGAATTCCTGTAAGAGTAGTTTGTCCTGGTAGATCTGGATCTTGTTGAACATGAAATAGCCGATCCCGTTCGTGTAGCCGTATGTATTTCCCGCGAGATCCCTGACAGGATTGACGGGATTGTTTGCAGCCTCTGTAGGTGGTAGCCAAGTAGGGAGATCAATGAGAATCGTCGGATTCACGAATGTGTCGCCAGCAATGTCGAAAGTGAACTCACAACTACGCCCGAACTCTGCACCGTTGAGAGGAGGAATCCTACGGAGTTCATGGATCAGCGGCGGATTCATTTCATACCGATTCTCAAAAGGATTGAGCGTCTTGTCGGGGTCATCCTGGAAAAAATATGTATCCTTATTCCCACGGGCGACGGCCTCATAAAGAGCGCCCTCGGCTGTGAGACCTGTACGAGTAGAGGCCATTCTGTAGATGGTTACGATAAGTGCTTTACGTTACACAACCCGCAGATTAATCGAGGCCGCCTTATCAGCCCTCGAGGGCAGAGCGACATCTGCAACACGATTGTATTTTACGAGCTCAATGGATTTTGCGTTCTTCACACCGTCCTTCACCCACTGTGTCATCATCTCCTTGATTTCCGTATAACCTGGTTCCGTCGCAGTGATTCCGACACGCTCCAACTCTTTCAAAAGACGAATGGTCTCCTTGAGCCTATCACCCTTTGTCTTCTCACTCATCTACACGGCTTCTAAAGTTATGTTTAAATAGAGGGGTGATGATCGAAAAAAACATATTTCAATCATGGAATACAAGGGATCTCCCGAAGCCCGTACAAGACAAAATAGACAATTTCAAGGCCATGAATCCAGATTACAAATATCACCTCTATCTCGACGAAGAAATGGACAAGTTCGTAAATGATAAGTACCCTGGAGACATCGCTGATGCCTATAATAAACTAAACATCATTGTTGCCAAGGTGGATTTCTGGCGCTATCTCGTCCTCTACGAATACGGCGGTGTATATCTCGATATTGATTCCAATATAGTGAAGCCGCTCAATGAACTCATAAAAGACGAAGACGAAGCGATTATTACTTCAGAAGCTCATACACATATTGATGGCGACACAGCCCAATCCTATGTATGCTACGTTCAATGGGCGCTCATCTTTAAGAAGGGTCATCCCATCTTAAAGAAAACCGTTGACATGATTGTTGATAATATTAAGACGAATCGTTACCCGGAAAATATTCACGGGATGACGGGGCCTACTGTATTTACGGGGGCAGTAAAGGCCATTCATAAGGAACTATTCAATGAAGACGCACCCCACTGGGCCATTAATGATAAACCTATTGATAAAACCTTCTCAAAAAATGGGATCTCATATAGGATTTTTGGAATCATGTACAACGGCTACCTAGATTTCAAAGATCAAAGCCACCATGACATATTATACAAGAATAAGAAGCATTGGAAAGACCAAGAAAAGAAGATCCCTCTTTTCAAAGGCGGTAAACGGGGGAGAAAAACTCGGAATCGGCATCGGAAACGTAAGCGATCACTTGCATCCGCAACCCGTCGCAGAACATCCGTTGCACGTCTGTGAGCCGATTGTCACTTGTTGCCGCTCTTCATAGCTGGGATAGTTGACCACACAGCCCGTTATCGTACTACATGTACTATAGTTACATGCGGGCTGTTTCGAAAGAGTATTGATCCTGTAATACGTATAAATCGTCTTTGCCTGAAGTTTCCGAATCGCGTCACTTGAGTCCATCTAAACAGATATCATAGATTCTTTGTAAGAATGTGCGGTATCTGGTGTTGTGTAGGAATAGTCGACCAAGAAAAGG